GAACGTTCCATTGGTGCGCCTGCAAAATCTTGACGGTGCCTGACGAGGTCGCCTGGGTCGTATCGTTGGCACGGACGGTAGCCGTTGCGGCCTTGGTGTCGCCGCTGTCGGAAGGACTCATGACGGGTGCGGCACCGCCGGAACCGTTGGTCACGGTTGCCGGCAGCACTTTCAAACGCAGCCGTATCTCGGCCGGCGCGGTAACGCCGCCCGCGGACAAATCGATCTGATGAAGCTCGATACCGTTGACGGAACCCGCTTTGAGCAGGAAGAGATCCTGCACGGCGGCAACCGTTACGTTTTCGAAATAGGTCTTGTAGACAAGCTGTCCCATCGGGCTACCTCCTCAAATATGTACGCGCCCGGCGATACAGCGTCGCCAAACGATAGGTGAATTGGTCTGCGCTGCTGGTGGCACTCGTGCCGCCGGGCGTGGTTACGGTCACGTCAACTACGCCGGCGGCATGAGGGACCGGGGAAGTAACGGATATCGAAACCGCGCTGTTGACGACGAGCCCGGTGCCGGCATTGCCTCCGAAGGAGACGGAGGTCGCCCCGGTGAAGGCGGTCCCGGCCAGGGTGACCGGAGTTGCCACCGTCGTCGGCCCCGCGTTTGGCGTGACGCTGGTGACGGTGGGCGCGGCGATGTAGGTGAAAACGTCTCCGCCGACCGCCACACTCGAGCCGCTGGGCGTCGTGACGATGACGTCGACGGCGCCCGCCGCATGAGCGGGCGAGGTAACCGTGATCGAGGTAGAGCTATTGACGACGAGACTGGTGCCGGCCGTTCCGCCAAAGGTGACGCCCGTCGCGCCAGTGAACCCGGTACCTGCAAGCGCAACGACCGTGCCGCCCGACGCCGGACCGCTGTTCGCGGTGACACTCGTAACCGCCGGGATCGGCGTGTAGGTGACAACGATAAGCCCCTGTGCGCCAGCGCCGCCAACCGTACCGCCAAGGCCACCGCCACTACCACCGCCGCCGTACAGCTTGCCCGTATTGCCGTTGCCGCCCGAAGAATTACCGACTGCGCCGCCGCCAGAACCGTGGCTGGCGTCGTATTGCGTACCTGCCGCGTTGGACGGGGTGTTGCCGTTGTCTCCGGTGCCACCTGTAGAGGACGAGGCATTGCCGCCGGCGCCGTGCAAGCCGGCAGCACCACCACCACCACCGCCATTTGGAGCGCCGAAGGTGCCGCCTGTGGCACCGTTGCCGCCTGAAAACTTTGTGGTGCCTACGTTGGATGCCGAGCTACCCCCAGCACCGCCGGTTCCTTGCGATCCGGTATTGACTGCGTTGCTGCCGCCAACGGCGACAATCGCCGACGAATTGAAGGTGGTGGTGCCCGCCGCTGCGCCAATGGTATAACTTGCGGTGGATCCCAGCGTTAGGTTGCTGCTCTTGGAATAGGAGCCGCCGCCGCCGCCGCCGCCATCATAGAAAAACGCGCAGCAAACAACACCGCCGCCGCAACCGTTGCCACCGCCGCCGATACACTCGACAGTGTTAACGGAATTGCTCCAGTCGGCGGGCCTTGTGTAGCTCGTGCCAGACGTAAGGAACGTGACCGTTGCCGCAATAAAGTATTCTTTTTTGGTCTTGCCGGTCTCAGTCTTGGAGACCGTTTCGATCTGACTGCTGAGCCGGTGCTGGCCCCGAGCGATGGTATCCTTGATCTGCCATAGATTGAGCAGGGTCGCGCCAACCATCAAGGACGAGATCAACACTCGCTTACGTTTGCGGCTCCGCAGAGACAACGGATCGTCGGCCCGCTTTGGTTGTAGATATTCTATGACCTTGCGGCTATCGACGGTCACTGGCGCACCTTGCGAATGTTGATGATCGTCGCCCCGTCAGTCAGAGCAACGAACCCGTGCGGCTCGCCGGCAGTCCAGTTGACAATGGTGCCGCCGGGCTTGGCCTGGAGAACAGCGCCCTCGTATTTTGGATGCCCCGTGCATCGGATGCTTCCGAACAGAAGCGCCGTAATGTGGTTGTCCGCGCCGGTGTGGACGTGCTCGCCGAATACGTCACCGGCCTTCTCGAAGGTATAGATTGCGCCCCAAACATCTCCGTCGATGATCATGGGGCGAGACAGAAGCATCAGACCATATCCAATCCGGTGATGGGTTCGGCCGAGGTCATGCCTGCGCCGGGATCGACGAATCGAGCGCCGTCCCACGCCGTGCCGATCTGCACAAAGTCTTCGGTGATCCCCACGATCAGAAATCCATCGGGAGCGGGATCGGACGTATCGGCCATGATCACGTTTTCGACGATCTTGCTCGTCGCATTGATGAGAGCCGACCGCATCAGGTAATCGACAGAATGCCGTTGGTCTGATCGATATCGACCGTGAAGGTGTTGCCGTTGGTCAACGTGACCGCGGCGCCGTAGTCCCACCATCCGATCAACGGCTTTGTCGATGACGTGAAATTGTAGAGCACCGCATATTGAAATGGGCCAACCGAACCGCCGGAGGCCGTCCATGACGGATCAGTGCCGCCGATGAATTTGAACGTGCCTGATGTTTGCGAGCCGGTGATGGTGCCAATCGTGATGCCGCCGGCGGTGTACCCGTTGGCCGTCGAAAGATCGGCGGGGGTATTGTAGACGGTGTTGGTGGCAACAGGAGTCGCGTTGGTCAGATAGACCTTGTAGGTCTGCGCCGTGCCGGTTTTCATGTCGTGCAGCGCGTTTGCCACGTCCTGCACAAAGCAATTGAATTTATTGAATGCTGCCATTTTGCTAAAGTCCCTAGATGACTTGGCCGGACACGCGTACCGTCATCGGCCCGGCGTTGAAGGTCGATGTCAGCCCGAGATTGTTCAAATCGTTCAATGCGGCCGTAAAGCCGAGGCCCCAGGTCTGGATGCGGCCGTCTTCCTTGATGTAAGGGGCGGATTCCAGCAACGCGCCATAGAGATACAAATCCGGCGCCAGTGTCAGCAGCCAGTTGCTGGCGTTCGAAGCGAGCGGTGGAATGCTCGAGCGATATATCATCTCGACGGTGTAGGCGACGTCCGGTGTCGGCGCCAATTCGATCTCATCCCCGAATACCGTGAAGTAGCGCGGCTGGGCCGAGACGTTGGAGATACCAAACCGGTATTCATCTATTTGCGTACCAGATTTGAATTCCAGGCAAGGCTTTCCCGTCACGCCGGAAAGCCTGACGCGGCGCATCGATTGAAAGTCTGTCGGCAACGAAATGAATTCCGGTTCGGCCGACGCAGTATTGACTACCGCGGTCGCGCGCTGTTCCATTTGGCGCACGAACAATTGCCGATTGAATTTGGCTTCCGCGAACTGAATGAAAGTCGGGATCCGGGAGATCAGTGTGGTGTCCTGATCTCTTGCCAGATATTCGGTCACGGCCGTCTGCAACGATGTGTAGTCGGTGATTTGCGTCACGTTACCTCCGCGTGCCAGCCGGCTTGCAGTTTCGGCCTATCGGTCCGCAAATAGGCCCATTCCGGATCTCGGAGTTTTTTCTGCACGATCAGATCGAACTCCGGCGTAAACAGGCGCAGTTGCGTGTTGCCCCTGGCATGCTCCTCGTCCAGCCATCGTACGTAGATGACATTGGGTATCCGCGCGATGTGGCGTCCCCAGTCGCTGCCCTGTTCTTCGGAGCGCGCTCGCCTGTTCCAATCCAGGATCGGCTCCACATCCTGGACGTGCTCGATCGCAAGGTCGCTGCCGTTGCTGTCGAGATGGGTCCGAACTAGAATGCCGTCCATCACGACATTTCCGTGATCCACAGCGTTCCCGCCGTCGCCGTGACGAGCCCATTGGTGGCCGCCTTGATGGCGGAAATTCGCTGGCCCGGGCTGACGATGACGTACTCGATCGTATTGGCCGGCAGATACGCGTCGGCATTGGTTGCCGTCTGCGCACCATCGCCGATCCGGTAGCAACAGCCGGAATTCGCCACCAGGCGAAGCTGATAGGTCCCGGAGCCGAACGCGTTGGTTATCGCGACGCTTGCATCGAACGCGATCGTCTGCGTGACGCCATTGCGGGAAGAAGGCTGCTTGGGAAAGAACGACATATTATGCGGCCCTCACGGCAACAGAGAAATGCATCGGAATAGACGAGCCCGATGCGCCCGAAGGCGTCAGCACGATCACATCGTCCTCGTTCAGGTACGCCGGCGAGGAAGGTATTGCCGAAAACAACTGGCCTGCGGCAGAACCGGACTGGGTCACGGTAAAACTCGCAAGCGTCGTTGCGTTGGCCGACACCGTGACGGTGCCGTCGGCGGTGGTAATGGCACCGCCGAGAATGCCGGTTGCTTTCAGGAGCCGGCAACGGAAGGGAACGCGGATATAGGCGGCGACGGGCGTGGCCCCGCAGGAGGGCGTATAGGCCGTGAGGTCGATGGTACTGAGCGTGTGATTGCCGGGAAGCGACATTCTAAATCTCCAAGAGCGGGGTTTGGGTCGCGGGAGCGGCGAAGCAACCCAGAAGCGGTGAAGACCGCCGGATTGCTTCGTCGCTTGGTTTCCGCGGATGGCGAGTGATCAGGACGCCGTGTTGTCGAACACGCCGCCGCTGGCTTTT